TAAAGAAGGCCTGCCAAAGCTGCATTTCATGAATACTGAAATTTAAAACTTCATGTATTGATTTATGCAGGTGTTCAGCAAGCCTTATTACAAAAAGTAAATTATTATCTTCAGCTAATTTTTTTTTAAATCTTCAGCTTCTTCAGACTTTACATATCTTACAAGGTATTCTGAAACAGTCTTATCAATAGCTGCAACAAGCTTAACCGGATAAGAATTTAATGCTTCAACGGTTAAATAATTTTCTCCATTATCATCAACAATCATATTACATATTGCTTTTAATGATAAATCCTTACTTTTCTTAAGGCTTTCAGCATCTGTCTTACCGCTTACAGCTGTGAATTCAGAAATAAATTTAATAAAATCACCCCAGGTCTGATTTTTTACTTTGATAAAAATATCATTACCGGCAGAATCCTTTATACCAAGATTTAATTCTTCAAATCTTTTAGCATCTATTTTACTAAGATAATCTTTTAAATCTGACATCTTACACCTTCTTTCTTCTTTTTTACACAAAAAGGGGGATCTGAACAGATCCCCAAAAGGGATTTACATGAATATACTAACCTGCACCACCTGCACCGCCTGCACCACCTGCACCACCTGCACCACCTGAAGCAGTTACAGTAAGACCTGACCAACGCTTTGCCTTTCCGCTTTGCTTTCCGTTGACCTGCCAGGTCATCAAGCCATCAGCAGTTACTTCAGGATCAATGCGACCGCCTAAAGCAAGAACAAAGGTCACTGCATTTCCATTCTTCCAAAAGATAGAAATCAGCACATTTTCACGCGCTTCAGCAAGTGCTAAGAAAGCAGCTTGATCCGCATCATCAGGATACAGATAACCGGTTAAGGTCTTATCAGGCGTGTCAGCCTTTCCTGCTAAATATCTTGATTCTGAATCTTCAACAGTAGTCTGATCGATAAAAGAAGCAGTTTCACCTGTTTCACCGTAAGCAGTGACACCGCGCAAAGGTACCCAATTTTCACCATCAGTGCTGTACTGAAGCTGTGTTTCACCACCTGTAATCGCATCCTGCGGTGTGTAAGCATAGCGCACAGGCTGTAAATTTACATCAATTCCCGGCATAAATTACCCCCATAATTAATTGATAACAGAAATTCTAAATACTAATTCTGCAAGGTCTGCATCATAGTAGATAAAAGGATTTTCACCCATTTGCATTTTCAAGCATTCAAAATAATTTTTTGCGCTGCTTTCCAATTTCATTAAACCGTCAGAAGCTTCTGAAGTCAGTGTATCATACATGTCCTGCAGGCGGCTTGAATCATGCGCACCCATGAATATAGAAAAGTTTCTTTTCACTGCAGGTCTGCTTCTGTCAACGCATTCTGTATATTCATCTTCACCGATGAATGTAATTACACAATAAGTATCATTTACTTCAATCAGATTCAGAGCCGCAGCAGGTGCCAAATTAATTTTTGTATTATCAAGATTCAGCACATCAGGAAATATTTCAAGCATCAGATCTACAAGATTTGATGTCATTTCTGATAAACTTCTATTTCTTACTGTCATTTACTGCTTTTTCCAAGTTTTTCAAAAACACTTCATAATACTTAGTTATAAAACCTTCTTCATGATTTTTCAAGATTTTTGACTGCAAATCATGCGCTTCAATACCATTTATTATTTTATCATCCTTTCTGTATTTGTTTGAATGCGCTGAAGTTCCGCGTTCATACCAAAAAGATGTAAATGATCTTCCAAAGCCCTTATAAGTAGAATTTTCACCTTCATCAATTACACCTACAAGATACTGAATGTCAAAGCCGCGCAGCGGATACCTTTTACTAGACACATCTGAAACTTTGACATGCTGAACGGTCCTGCCGGATAAAGGTGTTTTATACTTTGATTTATGCAGTTCAGTTTTATAGGCGTTTTTCATTTCTTGCCGAATTACCGCAGCTGACTGTCTGAAAGATTTTTTCCAAATCTTCTTCTGCTGATTTTTTGAAAGATTTTTCAGCAGTGCATCAATTTTTTTCTTGCAGTTCTTCTTCAATTGTCATTTCACTTTGCCACGCCCGCCTGCACTGTCAGTATAGTGCTTTGAACATTTTCATCATGAACAACAGATGTAACGTTATACACCCTGTTCTTATAATGCACCTGAAAAGATGTATTTATATTTTTATCAAGTCTGATCCTGACTGTATATATATCAAGTGTATATTCTATGTTACTGCGCATTAATTCTCTTGAAGTGACCTGACGCCAATCAGACATTTTATTTTTATAAAATTCATAACTGACCGAAGAAACACCCTTCACGCTTGATACAAGTCTTTTATACAGTGCGATCTTTGTTTTTAAATCACTTGCAGAAATCAGCATAGCATAAACCTATTTTTTACGTTATAAACCTATATTGTTATACAGGATGAATTGATCTATTAAATGATTATGATAAGTGCTTAAAGACTTATCAGAAATTCTTTCACGCTTTTCTGCAAAATCAGTAATAGTAACAAGAAGGAATTGCACAATATCCGCAGGCACATCTGATTCTGATGATGCAATTGCTTCTTCACTATCTGAAATCAAAGGTCTGTGGCAGTAAGTTTCAACAGTTCTAACAGCTGCATTATAGTATTGTGTTAATAATTCATCAGAAATATCATCACTGTCAAGATGTGCATGTTCTCTAATCAGATTTAAACTTACAATCATTTCTTTTGCCTTTTCAAAAAAGCAGGGCTTTTAACCCTGCTTTAAACCCGGTATTTAATATTATGAACCTAAAGACCAATCACCGCCCGCAATAGCAGCAGCATCAAGAACAGCAAGTGCAAGCCTTCTTTCACAGCGAATTGTAAGAAGATTCTTTGTGAAGTCATCACCGGTTCTATCAATATCTACAGTTAATTCCTGTCTGTCAAGAACAGCTGCACCTAAATTGAAATCAGCAATGATGTACTTACCCTGCGTCATTGCAGAAGTGGTTCTAACAGGAACACCCCACAAAGACTTTTCTGAAGCTGAACCAGGTCCGCCAAGAATATAGCGCTTCTGACCATCCTTAAGTAAGGTCAAAGCAGTCCAATCCTTAGGATTAAGCACAATGTATTCAGGAACATATGCAAGCGCTTCAAGTTCAGCCATGATTTTAGCTGCAAAGTCGATTAAAGTATCATTTGTTTCTATTGTAACAGCACTAGAATAATCAGTATAATTTCCTGACTTCAGAAGGCCTGAAATCTGACCTGAAGATCCGGTGCCTGTAATCAACTGTGCATCAATCTTATTCTGAAGGCCGTACTGCATGCGCGCATTGATGAAAGCAGCAACAGCAGGTGCATCCGCAGCAAGCTGTTCTGAAATCTTAGTCCAATGTGCAACAGTTTCAAGAGAAACGTTATATTTCTCAAATTCAAAAGTGCTTTCAGGCTTTGCATTACCTTCAGCAACAGCAGCAGCATTATTAGTGAAAGCAGTTTCCTTAACCATGTCCATCGCACCGGTGCTTACAGGGATATGCGGAAATAAACTTTCAACAATGAGCCTTCTTTGTGGCGCAGCAATAACACCAGGGATTGAACCCATACCGCCTAAGAAGTTATCAGTAACACCTGTATCTGTGGTGCTAATGGTGGCCGCCTTAGTGCTGAAGGTTTCACGAACCTTAATACCTGCGCGCACATCTTTAGCAAAAGCACCGAAAGACTTAGTGTTGATAAATCTTTCACCAATTGACTTAGCAGCTTCAGCCTGTTCAGGATATTCTTCATTCTTCTTCTGAATTGCTAACACTTCAGCCTGCACTTTAGCTAAATCCTGCGCATACTTTAACTGCTGTTCACCAAGTTCCTTCAAAGCTTTCTGTGACAGATTTGATGAATCAGAATACTTCTGATCAAGATCGTCAAGCTTCTTCATTACATCATTTACATTAAAATCCATGATTATTCCTTAATAAAGAATTTAACTTATCACTTAATTTTCTGTAATCATCATCAAAAGTATCACACTTTTCATTTTTGATCACATTACCGAAAACAGAAATAAATGTTTCTGCTTCTTTCTTTGACATAATCCCTGCATCGCGCAGGAATTTTTCAAAATCCCTTTTTGACTTCAGACATTTGATAATTTCTAAATTATCACCCTTTTCAGCCTGACTTTTAATTGATGTAATTTCAGCTTCTTCATTTGCCGGAAAGACAACAACTGAAACTTCTTTTAAATCAGACACTTCTTTTATATGACCGATACCATCAATTATTTCAAATCCGTTATTGGCTATATAATAGCCTATTGAAAGCCCCATGCGGGCCTTTGTTTTATGTTTTTCAGCAAATTTCAAGCTTGAATAAATATCACGGCCTGAAGTCACTTCTGAATTAATTAAGCCACTCATAAACAAGCCTTTACTATCAAGGCTTAACCGGTCCCAAATACCTATCGGACAACCTGTATAATGTTCATGATTTGCTAAAAGCAGCGGCATTTCTTTTTTTCCGCTTAAAATATCAGCGACAACTTTATCAAAAGCACCTGGATCAATTACTTCTGAATAAGAATCAATTACATTATAAACTGAAGCATAACCTGAAATTCTTCCTTCTTCTTCAAGGTCTGCTGAAATATCTGATTTTATATAA